GGGGAGAGGAAGGCGGGGAGGGAAGGAAGGGGGACTATAGGGGGATAGATAGGTAGGGTGGATGGAGAGGGTGAGGAGAGAGGGAGTAGATAGCTATAGATAGATAAATAGATATAAAGATAAAGGGTCTTTATTTCTATAGTACTATAGTAATACTCTTAATCTAATACTCTATTCATCTACTATTACTCTGTAGGAATACAATCAATGGAAACTCAAAAGGTATACTTCTCAAGATTACAGCTACAGGCTTTGAGAAAAGTATTTCCTACTACTGTCCTTAATCCTAAGACTACACCTGTAGAACAGGTATGGTTTTACTTTGGACAACAAGCGGTATTGCAATACCTTGAAGGAGTAATCAATGCCCAGGATAGTAATCCCCAAGAGTGATATTGCTTTTGAAAGTACAGTACTCTATCTCTGTGATAAGTACTTACCGAAAGCAAGAGATCAATACCCGGTAATGAAAGCATGGAGTATTGAAAAGCATATAGGTGCTGTACTCTCAATGCTTAGTACCGTTGAAGAAGCTTATCTGATCATCGATACGGATGATACAGGTGAAGTGCTCCGGTATGCGGTTGTAGGGAAAGAGCAAGACATCCATGTGGGAGATTGCTACAGCGTCCTGTGCAACTACAACCGATTCTCAGACCGCCCAGCGTTTGAGTTTCAAATGTACGTGCTGTGCTTTGCGTTGGAGCGGAGCAGAAAGGCCGGGTTCCAATTCGTAACTTACACCCACATGCTCCGTGATGGAACTGGGTGTATTACCAAGTTCAAGCGAGCATGAAGAAGACACGAGTCAACGTCGATAATTCCGGTATCGCTGCTGCACAGCAAGCCCAGGCTAACGCTGCACAGGCTATCGCTGATGCAAACGCTGCAGCTCAAGTTCTGAAGAAAAACACCAGTGCGGATCTGAGCACCAACAACATTGCCAACGTGGTGGCCGGAGGATCTGCCGATCAGGTGGCAGCTACTGGGGATTTCCTCCGCAAGCGGAAGCAACCTACATCGGGCCTTTCATCGGCCCTGGGGATTAACCTGTGAACCATTCTCCAGAAGCTGCCTACACTGAGCTGCAGGACGCTGGGGTAATCCGGAACGCAAAGCAGTACGGGAAGTGGACCATCCCTTCGCTGACTGTTGGGATCAACGGGATGCCTACGCAGTACCAGCAGCGGATTCAGCACGATGAAGCTGCTGACCTGGGAGCCATCCTGGTGAACAACCTGGCTGCTCGACTGGTGGGTGTGTTGTTCCCCGTCTCTCGGGAGTTCTTCCGGATCCGCGCTACGGCCGAGTCCCTGCAGAAAGCCCTGCAGGACCACGGCTACACGGAGACCCAGACTGCAGATGCCCTCACGAAGTTGACGGTACAGGCCCAGCAGGCGCTGTACGGGCAACGAGGCCATGCTGCCCTGATGCAGACCCTGCGACATTTGATCATCACCGGCAATGCTTGCATCTACCGGGACTCCAAGGCCAGGACCATGAAGGTCTACGGCCTTGGCAATTACGTGACCCAGCGAGCCTTCGACGGTACCCTCGTGCAGGCCATCGTGAAGGAGGGTGTCCCTCTCCGTGCCTTGCCCAAGGACATCCAGAACAAGCTGTACTCCCGGGACGGTATCCCCGAGAACCCGGACAAGATCGTGGTGGATCGGTACTGGTGGATCACCCGGGAAAATCGTGGCACCCATGTTGGATACACTGTCCGTGAGTTCGCCAAGGACATCGAGGTCAAGTCCCCAGACTGGATCCGGGAGGAGGAGCTTCCCTGGGTCTTCGCGTACTGGAACCTGGTGCCTGGCGAGCATTACGGCCGATCCCACGTCGAGGAGTACGCCACTGGCTTCAAGATCCTGTCCCGCCTCAATGCTGCCTCGCTGAAGTACGCTATGGGGATGCTCCGGGTGATCTTCCTGGTAGGCCCCTCTGCCGCTACCCAGCCTGGGGAACTGCAGAAGGCCCAGGATGGCCAGTTCGTCGTGGCAGACGGTACCCAGGTCATGCCGTTCGAACTGCCCAACAATGGAGGAAAACTCCAGCAGGTCGATGCCAAGATCGAGGCCGTCATCCAGCGCCTCAGCAAGGCATTCATGTACGACGGTATCGTGAGGCAAGCCGAGAGGGTTAACTACGTGGCCCTCTTTAAACTCAACTAATTCGGTGAACCCCAGAACGGGCAATACCGATCAAGCCTTTGGATAACGCATGCGATCCAAAACATTGTGTGTGCCGGGGTATACCCTGCACGCGGACTACGAGATCTTTGAAGATGGCCGCCTCCTGAACCGGACTACCGGTAAGTGGGTACAAGGCACTTCAGTGACCCGCAACAACCGCTATGTCAAAGCCCACCTGGGTTTAGCTGGCGAGGTTCGTGGTAAACGTCCGCCTTCCAAGTTCTTTGCTCTACACCGTCTGGTGGCTCTGCACTTCTGTGACAACCCTCACGGGTACACGGAGGTTAACCACAAGGACGGAAATCGAAAGAATAACTCCGCTTCCAACCTGGAGTGGTGCGAACATCGCCACAACATGAAGGAGGCTTACCGCATAGGTATCAAGTCCAACCAAGGGGAGTTAAACCCCTGGCGTAAGCTGGATGATTATACCGTGGGTAAGATCAAGCATTTGCATCGGTTAGGATACACGGACAAGCGAATCTGTGCTATCCTGCAACTGCCTGTAAAACCTGGTGCGGTGAAGAGTATTCGCTTAGGGCAAACCTGGACACATGTGGCATGAGTAGAGACTATCCCGAAAGGGAGTAGGCCGCAAGCGCGGTCGAAACGTTGAGGCGGCAGTAGCCGCAAGATATAGTCCGACACTCTCAGGAATGGGAGAGGGGAGTAGCGACCCCCGTAACAGTATGCACGGCATACGAACTGCAGCGAGATGCCCACCAAGCGGAGCAACTGCTGGGCGGTGTGTACAACACCCTGGCGGGGCTTCTGCAGGTTCCTCTGGCCCGTCTGGCGGTCCTGGAGGTATGTCCTGAGCTACTGCCTGAGCTTCACCTGAAAGCCTGGGATATTGACATCCTGGAGGGCTCTGCCTCTCTGGGCCAGGCTGATCGTAGTGACCGTCTCCTACAAGCCCTGCAGCAGTGGGGAGCAGCCTTGCCTATCGTGCAGGCTGACCCCGATCTATCCCCTGAAAAGGTCCGTAAAGAGATCTTCACTGGGGCCGGCTTCCCTGTCGGGGATATAGCCAAGTCCGACGAGGAGAAGCAGGCAGATCGAGAGGCTGCAGAGGCTCAGGCTCAGGCACAACAAGGTATGGCTGCTGCCGACATGGCTGCTGACCAGTCACAACAACTCGCGCAAGCCATGGGAGGTTAAGCGCATGTCCATCATTTCCACCTTCATCCGCACGACTGAGTACGCTGCGGATGGCACCCCCAAGACCTACACCAACATCATCCACCCGGATTCTGCTCCCGCTACCCTCACCGAGAATGACCCGATGATTCAGGGCATCAAGGATCTGGACAGCGGTCTGCAACTGGGGGTCTGAACATGTCCGATCAACTGCTCAATAGCTCCGCTCCCTCTGCCCCGGCTCCCCAGCCGGCTACCATGCAGGACGCTGCACAGGTGGCGCAAGGTCAAGGGGCGGACATCAATGCGCTGTTGGCCCAACTGAAGGCTCAGATCGAGCCTCAGCAAGGCCAGCAGCCCCTGAACCAGGTCCAGACTCAACCACAGCCCCAGGAGGCTCCTACGAGCCTCGGTGGGTACTCCGTGAAGGATGCGGACCCCACTACGCAGATGGCTCTCATGGCTGCAACGGCCATGGCACCGGGCATCGACTTCGATCGGGTGGTGGGGAATGCACTCTCCCGTGGTGATCCGGAGCTGATCGACCGGAAGTACCTGAAGGAGGCGTTCCCGAAGGAGTACCGGAAGTTGGAGGGTATCGCTACCCAACTAGTCAGCTACGTGAACCAGCGTGCAGATCAGCTCCAGCAGCAGGTGTATTCAATGGTCGGTGGGCAGGAGAACTGGGACTCGGCGGTAAACGCCTTCAACCAGTCCGCTCCTCTGCCTGTCCGTCGCATGGTGGCAAAGGCTCTGGACAGCAAGGATCCGTCGCAGATCATGGAGGCTGCGCAAACCGTGCAATCATTCGCACAGATGGGCGGGTTCATGTCCCAGCGGACTCCCAGTCCCATCAACCCCAATATCCCTGCAGGTGGTAGCCAACAGGGCCTGTCCTACAAGGAGTTCAAGGAGGCGCTCGCAAAGCTGGACGCCAATGGTGGTCGCCGCGATGCCGACTGGGTGGACAACATCACCCTGCTGATGAAGGCCCGTGCAATCGGGAAGGCAGCCAATCGATGAGCTACACTCTCAGCAACGAACAATTCAAAGCCGAAGTCGCACGTGTGCGCAAAGGCAGTCCCAATTATGAACTTCAGTGGGCCGATCTCATGAGAGCTCGCGCCGCTGGTAAGAAGGAGGGCAAATAATGCCTATGTATTCCAACGCTGCAGCTAACTCCCGTGCCCACTGGGCCGGTACTGCGGCAAACGTGGACGTCCACAACGAACTGATCCAAGCCCTGATCGAGGTGGGTATCCGCGAGGGTTCGACATTCGAGAAGCTGCGGCTGACGAACCCCATCTCTGTCGAAAGCAACACCAACACGGTCGGCTGGCGCCTGCTGGGCGGCACGACTACAGGTGTCCGCCAGGTCGGTGAGACCCTGGAGCCGAAGCGCATCACGAACGAGAAGGTCATCATGAAGGTTGACCGCTCGATCTACACGCAGATCCAGACTGACTTCATCGACGACTGGACCGCGCCGGACTTCACCGCCGAGTACACCGCCGAGATGGCGGAGGCCCACGCCAAGACCTATGATGAGCTGCACATGGCAGCTCTCATCAAGGCCGGTGGCTGGACTGCTCCTGGCTCCGTGGCAACTCGGTTCAATCCCGGGATCGTCCGTAACATGGATTGGGCAACTGGCGCCACGGAGGACGTGATCGCTCGGGCCATCTACCGTGCCCACGGCAAGCTGGTCACTGACTTTAAGACCCGCAGTACTCCGACGAGTGGTATGATCACGCTGGCCAGTCCGAAGATGTTCGACCTGCTGCTGCAGCACCCGCTGTTCAGCCAGTCGATCTACCAGCCGGCTGGTGTGACGATGGACAGCACGCACCGGATGCTGACTGCCATGAACGGCATCCGCATCGTCGAGGTGACGTGCTTCCCGACTGCTGCTGTGGCTTCCAGCCCGATGGGCTCGAACTTCAACCTGTCCGCAGATGAAGTCCGTGCTGGCCTGATCACCTTCGATCCGCGAGTGACCCTGATCACCCCGGTGGCGAAGGAACTGCACGGCCACGCTGTGACCCTGGAGCACGAGCAGCGCACCATCATCGGCATGGTCCGCATGTTCAACGTGGGTACCAAGCGAGGCGACCGTATTGGTGTCCTGCGTGACAAGGCGTAATCCTTAACCTCCCAGCCCCCGAAAGGGGGCCTCATCCAATGGACCTACTTAAGCATCCCAGTACCGTCTTGGAGGCGGTGAACACCATTCTGCCTCTGATGGGCTACTTGCCTGTGGTTTCATTGGATGAGCCGAACTCTGAAGTCCCGAAGGTCATGCGCCTTCTGGCCCTGAACAAGAGCCTTCTTCTGGCTGGCCACCGCTGGTGGTTCCAGAAGATCCACCGTGTAGTGACTCGCCATTCAGGTGTGTTCCGCCTCGGGGACAATGCCATCGGCTTCTACGCTGACGATCCTACCCAGGCCATCTTCTTCAACAAGCAGCTTGTCCACCCGGAAACTGGGAACCCTGCTGATATCCGTGGCGATACGGTTAGTGGGTGGGAGGTGTTCGATGTGGAGTACGAAGCCCTGCCCCACGGTGCTCAACTCTACGTCGTGGCTTCGACTGTCATCATGTGTGCGTCGAGTACGTTGTCTACGTCTGACCTGCAGGTATGGCAGATGACGAAAGACGCTGCCATGCTCGCCATGACCCAAAACCAGAACGACAACACCCAACCCATCGACCGCCACGGGTGGTTCGCTGCTCAGTCCATCCTGTCTCCCGACAGTGGTTTCGGAGGTTGGGATCCCGTGGCAGGAGTGTACCGTGTTATTTGAATCCACCTACCCTCCTTTGCTGCAGGGTGTCTCTGAGCAGCACCAAGACCTTCGCAAGCCTGGTCAAGTCACTGAGCTGATCAACATGGTTTGTGACCCTGTGACTGGGCTCCGGCGCCGTCCGGGTGTGGCTTACAAATGGCACACACCCACAACCACCAAGGACTGGATCCATTTGTACACCGAGGTAGTGGACATCGCGGGGTACCAGGCTATCCTGTGGGTGGACACCAGCGCAAGTAAGGTATGGCTCTTGGACCAGACCACCCATGAGCCGCTTGCCGAGTTCACGGCCCCTTACGTGTTCGGCGACAAATTCGCCATTCGTACCGCTTTTGTAGGGGACACATTGTGGCTGTGCAACACCCATAAGAAGCCCCAGGTAAATCGCAACAACCCGTACCGCCGTTGGCAGTCTAGCGGGTTCGCTTACGTGCTCTCTGGTGCCTATGGGAAGACCTATGACTTGACTGTCCGTGGGCGGAATGGGGTGGGTCGTGTGGCTCGGTACACCACACCCTCCGGCCAGGGTACCAATGATGCTGCACTTGCAACCCCCGAGTACATCATGAAGCAGCTCGTGGATGGCATTACCGCTAACCTGAACGATCTGCCTGGGGTGGGTGTCGAGATCCGCGGGGCATATATGTTCGTATGGACTGAGGATCCCGGTACGATCATCGAAGTTACGTCAGACGTTGGTAGCACCTTCATGGTATCCAGCGGAACTGGCCGTGTAGCTACCGTGTCTCAGCTTCCAGCTATCCTTCCTCCCAACGGTCACCGTGCCGTCATTGCTGTAGGGTACGGTCGAGCGCCTCAGTACTACCGCTATGACTACAGCCAGCAAGCTTGGTTGGAGACTGGTGGCCCCAACAGCGTGTCCTCGATTTCGGATGTTCCTATCAGCATCTACCGCAAGGACGGGCGGTGGTACATCGACTGGAATGACTGGGAGGGTCGCTTCGCTGGTGACGACATCACGAACCCCGACTTCCACTGGCTGTCTGCAGGCATCACAGGGATGTGCGCTTACCAGGGTCGCCTGTGCATCCTGTCCGGGAACTACGTGGCCTTCTCTGCTGCAGGGAACCCCAAGCGGTGGTACCGTAGCACGGTCACTGACCTGCTGGACTCCGATCCCATCGAGATAGGCGCATCCAGTCAGTCTAGTGCCTCCTACACCTGGGGTGTACAGTATCAGAGAGACCTTCTGCTGTTCTCAAAGAACCACCAGGCTGTGGTTCCAAGTACGGGGCAAGCAATCACCCCCCGGACTGCCACTGTGGCGCCTACGAGCGGCTACGCAACGGACATCCACGTTGCTCCTGCAGTAATGGGTAAGACGTTGATGTATGCCAGGCCCACTGCTCCTGGTTACACCGGTTTCATGGAGATGATCCCTAGCCAGTACACAGCCTCGCAGTACATCAGCGATGACTCGACTCCACACCTGCCTCGGTACTTCTCCGGGGAGGTGGCTGAGTTCAAGGCTTCATCCAGTGTGCCGATGGCTGCTGTGCTGATGTCGGACACGCGGTACCACCTGCAGGTGTACGAGTACACCTGGGACGGGGATCAGCGGGCCCAGGCTGCATGGCATCGGTGGACCTTCCCTTACCAGATAGAGAGTATATATTGGGTAGGTGGGCTACTCCACATCGTGTTTAACAGGGACAACGGTATTCGTGTGGTAGGCACTCTGGATCCTCGCGGTTCCTCCGAGTCGGCGCGTAACACGTACCCGTTCTTGGACCTGCACTTCCCGGTTATTCTCTCCAACTTCGGGGTACTCGGAGAGCCTGGGTGGGTCCGCCTCTTGGATGTGGATTTTAAGAAGAAGTGGGTGGGTGTGGTGGCTGATCCTGGTCGCCCCGATTGGGGTATGCCTGTACCCCTGGATGATCCTTCTAGGTTCGACGTGGATCAGCGTGCTTCCCAGGTGCTGCTCGGCCTCCCATACACAAGTACGGTAGTACCTCCACGTCCTGTGGTAGTGGATGACAAGGGTGATGTGGTACACACATCTCCGAAGTCCGCCATTATCCTGAAGTACACGTTCCACCTGCAACGAGCGTACAAGATCAAGGTACTCGTCATGCGTGGCGTGCCTTATGGGAACCCTCAGGAGTGGGTCTACAGGGAGGTGTACGCCAATCAATGGGATGCCTTCAGCTTAGTGCCCGGAAGCACCTGGGCGGCCCCTGAGGCCGTCACAGATATGCCCTTAGGTGTACAGATGGATGAGCACTTCCTGCGGATCTCCAGTGATTCGGTGTACGAGCTGAACCTGCTTGGGCTATCCTTTGTCGTGAACTACAAACCCCTCTACCAGCGGAGATAAGCTATGGTGTGGTTTGCTGCTGCCGCTATGGCAGCCCAGGTTGCCTCCTCCCTCTACAGCGGCAGAAAGCAAGCCAAGCTGGCTGGTAGGCAAGAGCAGGCGCAAATCAAAGCCCAGTCCGAGGCTGAAGCCCGGGCCATCATCAAGGACCGTCTCGCCCGGACTGTCAGGGACAGCTACCAGGCCGCCCTAATGCAGTCTCAACTGGCCTTGAAGAAGCAGCAAGCCCAAGGGCTATCTGCAGGGATCAAGGTACAGGGGCTTGCTGCCCAAGGGGCTGCTGCCGCCAATGCTGCTGCTACCGGGAATACTGGGGCCAGCGTGGCGGCCGTCAGTGCAGACATTCAGGCAAAGCAGGATGTAGCCGAGGCACAGAACCTGCTGAACTACGCTTCCGAGGTGGACAACCACAACCGGGAGTTGGACGCCATGGTGATGAACACCAAGCTGTCTGCCCCGGACGGTACCCGGAACTACTCCAGCACCAACTACATGTCCGCCTGGCGGTCCCAGGCTGGCCTTGAGGTGGCGAATGCCGTGGCTCAGTTCGGTTTGAACTACGCCCAGCGTCGAATGTCTCTCAGTCTCGGTAATAACAGTGGCATGAAGAGTGGGATGCCCTCAGGCTCCCTCTCCAAGCCGCAACTCTCACTGTCGAGGTTCTAATGGCTGATCCGGTTCTCCGTAACTCTCAGTCTCCCGAGTTCAACGTTGCGGACAACCGGGAGGCCCGCCAAAGCTCCATAGGAGGCCCAGGAGCCTCTCGGGGAGCTGACGTAGTGTCCGATTCCAGTGGGGCCCATTCAGGCTTCCTACGGGCCTTGGATCGCCTTACAGGGACTATCTCTGGCGGTCTGCAGAAGCTCGATGATCAATGGTACAAGAACCGCTACCTGGCTGGCCAAGCCAAGGCTGGTATCATCAAGGGTGAGGAAGAGATCCAAGGAGATCTCCTCACTCGTGACTGGGAGGTAGCCGGGTACCGCGATGCCATGGGTAAGCTCGCCTTGGCTGACCAGAAGGCGCAATTCAAGCAGGATCTGCCGAAGATCCGGGCCATGTCCGCTGACCAGTTCGAGGCCTACATGGCTGCTCGACGGCATGACATGCTGCCCGGCTTCAACGGTATGACTCTGGAGCAGCGTGCAGTGATGGCGTCTCAGATGGAGATGGAGGATGCCACTGACACCAGAACCTGGACGACAGAGCATACCAAGTACATCATCGAGCAGAAGTCCGCTGCGGTGGCTACGCTGTGGAACACGTCTCTGCAGGGTATTCACACTGCCCAAATCCAGCACTCTGCCGGGGACTTGAGCGATCAGGCATTCGATGCCCAGATCCAATCCACCATGGGGAACCTGGTGGGCGCCGTGTGGCTGGACCCCTCCCTGCCTCGGGATGTCCAGGCGAAACTGACCAAGGAAGCCTTCGAGATGGCTTTGGCCAACGACAGCACGGAGCTGTACGAGGCCATGGCACGGACCGTGATGGACGATCCCCAGGGAGGCCGTAGTACCCTCCTGGCTCGTCTCCCTGCGAAGGAGCAGGACGGGTTGGCTGACAAGTTCCGACAGGCCAAGGAGCGTGCTCGGGATCGTCAGTCTCTGGCCTACAATGAGCAGCTCGGTCAACTGGAAGCTTCCCTGAATGACGGTACCTACACGGGTACTCGTGCAAATCTGCGGGAGTTCACTGACGCCGCTGTACTCCGTGGCGACATGTCCCGGGAGAAGCAAGCCTCCCTGTTCACCAAGTTCCTCACCGAACGGAAGAAGAAGGAGGACACCACGGCCCTCGCTGCTGCTGCCGTCCGTGGAGACCTGCGCCAGATCCTCCTCTCCGGCAAGACGGAGGAGGATGCCATGAACGCTGTCAAGAAGCTTCTGGCCAGTCAGAATGCTCCCATCGAGCAGATGATCGATGTGGGTCTGAAGATGGGCATGAACGGCATGTCCTCCGGGTACAAGTTCGTCGGGTCCATCGTGGATACGTCCTTCACCCAGATGCGGAACCAGAAGGGAGAGATCCTCACTCAGCACAAGGCTGCTGTGGAGCACATCGTGAACACCCTCCGTGCTGCCGAGGAGCGTGGCGATTCCTTCGCACGGACAAGCATGCTCTCTGGCGTCTCCGAGGGCAACCGTGCCTTCGTGAACCGCATGCTCTCTTACGCTGACAAGGGGCACTCCTATGAGGAGGCTCACCAGCTCGCTACCCAGGATGCGGAGATGGATGACAAGCTGTCTCCGTCAGCCAAAGCAGCCCTTGCAGAGGGGCAACAGGAAGCCGTCAAGGCAGCCCTGGAGAGTGCCACCAGCCAGAACGCCCTGCAGCACCTGTGGCTGAACGTCAAGGCCCTGTGGTCTGACGAGGCAGCCACGGACATGCAGATGCGTCCGTACTCTCCGTTCTTCGGGGATCAGGGCAAGTTCATCGGGGATTCTCCCATCGTCGAGGAGTACACTGACCAGTACCGTAATGCACTGTCCCTGGAAATCTCTGACGTGATGAACACGTATCACATGAAGTCTCCGCAGGATGCCATTGAACTCGCAAAGTCCAACCTGGCCTCCCGTACCATCCAGACTGAGTTTGGTCCGATGTTTGCTCCCAAGAACTTCGACATCGATGCCACCTTCGGGGTAACTAGTGCCAACCGTGGTGCTGCCGCACAGGCCCTCGCTGACCTCGCCAAGGTAGCCCACAAGGGCTCTGGTGGTTCAGCCATGCTATACTTCCATGGGAACAAGGTGATGGTGGCCAGTGTGGACAAGAAGGGCAACCGGGACACCACGCACGTTCAGGAGCTGACCCCCGCTGACATCCGCAAGCGTGTTCAGGAGATCACCAACGCTCAGGACAAGTTCAACGATGCTGTGTACGGCAATGGCTACACCGTGAGCACTGCTGGCGGTAAGGTCACGTTCAACGGGGACAACACTGCTGGGGCTCCCAACCAGTGGATGTTCAAGCTCCGTGCCTCCCTAGTGGAGCAGGAGGGTGTGTCGAAGACGAACTACAAGGACTCCCACGGGCAGTCTGTTGGTGTAGGGATCTTCCACACGAATCCACACTATCCCCAGAATGCCAAGGATGGTAAACCCATCACGGACAAGGACATCAACGAATCCTTCAAGCGTGCCTCTGATGATGTAGCTCGTGCTGCCTACGACTACATGGATGCCTACAACATCCCCCAGACTGCCAACGCCTTCACCCTACTGGGCCACCTGGCCTACCAGTCCGGGCTTGCATTCGCAACGGATAGGGAAGTCAAGGGAGGCAAAGGAACTGCCCGCTACGCTGCCAAGCGTATGCTGGAGAGCCTGGGCCGTGGAGAGGTTGACAATGCAGTAGAATGGCTGCAGCGCACGGCAGCCTGGAAGTACAGTCCCCAGAAGCGTCGGGACATGTACATGAACCTGGTCAAGAACTACAACCGGAACGACTGATGAAGCAGTACCCTCAACGCAACTTCGCTCAGGGTGTCTACGGAGACCGCCCAGAAGTCATTCAACCGGATGCCCCGGGGAAGGGCTCGTTGAAGGACGGCTTCGTCACGGTCCCTCCCGACCACTTCACCAGCATGTCCGACGACACCATGCAGGTCACGACTCCCTTCCGGGATGCTCGTGCCCAGCGTGAGTACAACGGACAGCTCGAAGACACCCCCTGGTACATGTCCGCCATGGCAGGCTTTATGCTTGCCCCTACGGCGGACATCTACCGCAGATTCACGAAACCGGAGTTCGAGGACGATCCTCCGGTTGACCTGTTCCAGTTCCTGGAGCATACCCCTATCGTGCTCTCACCTGAAGAGCACGAGTTCATGAGGGAACATGGCAAAGGAATCAACTCCGCCAAGTGGGCTCTCTCCCAGGTCAAGGAGATTCGACAGTACCGTCAACTGGCTGCTGAGAACCCTGGCAGCGCTTTCCTGGGTGGTGCTGCTGATCCTATTAACCTGCTCCCTGTTGCCCGTTTAGGAACCACTCTGATGGGGAGAGCCGCATCAGCGGCGTTCTACGGAGGTCTCAACGTCGGTGCTGACTTGGCTGGCCTCACTCCCAAGTCCAAGCAAGACCTGATCATGTCTGGTCTGATGGGCGCAGTCGGTGGTGGGGTTTTCGGGGAGCGCGCCCTTAAGAAAGCCAAGGCCATAGACCCTACCACAGACATTCCGACTACTGTCCGCCCCGTCAGGGAGCCCCACATCGACGGGGACGTGCCCTTCACCCCAGATGCCAATGGGCCCACCATCACAGGGTTCGATGGACCTTCCCGAGACCTGGTGCTTCGCCGCGACTACAATGTGGCGAACACTGCCGGGGAAGTTCCCTGGGAAGTCGTAGGCCCTGAGCCTGTGTCTGCCTCTGCACTGCCCACTCTCCCGGACAACGGTAAGCGTGCTGTGCATGACTTACCTACCCTGGAGCAGCTTGAGCACACCCCACCTGCACCTGAGCCTGTCAAGCAGCTCGGGTACGAATCTCATCCGCCTCGGCTGGATCCTGAACAGCCCTCTCCGGTACGAGTACCCCAAGGGCCTGAAGACTTCCTCCCTGAGCCCCGTCTCCTCGCTTACGATCAGCCCAAAGCTACCTTGAGCCTGGATGACGTGGTGGCTACCACATCCAAGGCCGAGGTCAACCGTCTGCAGCGTGCCATTGCCTCTCTGAAGGCTCTGGAGAAGCGCAAGGGCCTCACTGCCCAGCAGCGTCGGAAGATGACTGCTCTGGAGACCAAGCGTGCCCGCCTGAAGGAGGGCTCACAAGTCTGGGAAGAAGTTCGTCGCCAGTTCGAACTGCCCGATCCTGACATCGCCATCCGCCAGACTGTCGAGGCAATGCAGAAGGCTGTGGAGGATCCTCGCTGGGCACACCAGCAGAACCAGCGTGTCCTTCGTGAGGTTCGCCGTCTGGCTGACCTGCCTGAAGTCAATGAGCGTCCCAACCCCTCCGTGATCAGCATGGGGTACGAGGATGCCAAGGTAGTCTCAGAGGCTCCCAAAGAGCCCGTCAAGGTAGATCTCCCTACCCTGGATGATCTGCAGCCCAAGGAACCCTTCCAGAAGCCCTCAGAAGGGCCTACAAAGCCGCAAGAGCCTGTAGAGCCACCTACGGTCCAGGAAGCTGCTGCGATGCATCCTGAGGCGTTTGATGGCCTCCCCGAGTATGTCAATGCTGCTGACTTGGATGACCTGTACACCCCTGTGAGGGGTAAGGATGGTGACCTGGAGTTCGTTGATACTGATTCCCTGGACCAGAAGCTCGGCAAGGGAATGCAGAAGGACAGCAAGCTTGGTCAGGATGTAGACCACTACGTCGAGTCCGTGGGTAGGGACGAACGAATCTCCGTCGGGGAGCAGTTCCAGCACTATGGTGCAGAGTTTAAGACTCTGGCTGACAAGCTGATCAAGCAGTTCGTTCCCGAGGACATCAAGGTTCACATCAGCCATGATGGGCAGCCCGGCGGTAGTGTCCGTTTCGGTCCTAAGTCTGCTTGGGTTAGTATAGACCCTAAGATGTCGAAGGCTCAGGCCATGCAGACTCTGGCACATGAGGTCGGCCACATCGTCGTTGCTCAAGCCATCCTGAAGTCCAAGCAGGCCCACAAGAGTGCCTTCGATGCCTTGGTCACTGAGATCCAGAAAGCCTCTACGACTGCTGGTAAAGCTTCTGACGCCCTCCACGGTCGCATCACAGCCGGTATGGCAGATGCTCGCTTTGGGGCCGATGTTGTTGCCCAGACTGCCTCTGACTCTGCCTCCCTGCTGAATATCATCCGCAAGGTGTTTCAGAAGGCGGGTAGGAAGGATGCTGACGGCTTCGCTGAGTACCTGTTCTCCAAGGATGAGATCGGTGCCGACCTGTTCCAGAAGTACGTGCAGGAAGTCCTGGGGCAGCGTGAGCTGCCTGCCCAGGGTGGTGCCATGCGGGGCCTCATGCGGTGGCTTCGGGACGTGTACAACTCCGTCATCGGGGTATTCAAGCAGTCTCCGAAGGCTCTGGACAGTCGTGCTACCCAGTTCTTCGATGGTATCGCAGAGAGCATCTCCAAGTCTGGTAAGCTTGACGGATCCGAAGGCCTGGATGCAGTGCCTGGTTGGGCAGACGCTCGGGCTACTCACAAGCTGGATCTAGCCTCCATCCTGCAGCAGCCAGCACAAGCCCGTCAGAACATATCCTCGAGGGTGGCGAAGAATCTAGCATGGAACATGCACAAGGCCATGTCCTCCCTGAGTGACGGTGCCCGTAAGGTGGCTGACCTGCTGTACGATGATCCTCTGCAGAGTGGGAACACATCCATCGAGTCTCTTCGACAGGGCGTCCTCACTGACCTTCGTGAAGGCCAGGTGGTGTTCGAGCAGAAGCTGCTGGAGGTTCTTGGCAAGCGGGGTGCTGGTCTGGCTCAGCGTGTCAAGAACTCTCGCAAGGCTGCCAAGATCCAGGCTGACCTGGAGCAAGAGATCTACATGGAGATGGTGGCCCGCAACGAGGCACACGCTACTGGGGCTCAGGTGAAGCACTACACCCAGGATGCGGATGTACTCGCACTTGCGGATCAACTCGACAAGATCAGTGCCCAGGCACTCGGGGAGCTTCAACGTGCTGGTGTGAAGAACACCAAGCACCTGAAGGTCACTCCCGGCTTCATCTCTCGTCAGTGGGACCCCAGTAAGCTTGAGGGGGCTATTCGTGGCCATGGTGACGGATCCTACGTCGCTGTAGCGGAGATGCTTGCCAAGGCGATCCAGAAGCGTACCCCGATGATCCCTGATGACGTGGCCATGCAGGTTGCCGAGGCTATCCGTGATCGCGTACTCCGTAAGGGCTACTTCGAGGACTCGGTGGGTGCTGGTGTTCCGAACCTGGTGAAAGCCAAGATGCGGGACAGCATGCGGTCTGCAGGTGTAGCCGAGAAGGACGTGGATGCAGCCATGAGTGTCTTCGATGAAGTCACGGCTGTAGAAGGTGGTTCTGGGTACCTGAAGTCACGGGTCGGTATGGATATGCTGCTGGAGCATCAGATGCCCGACGGCACCATCCTCCGGCCTGTGGATCTTGTGGACACGAACGTCAGCTCCATCACGGATACGTACCTGAAGAAGGTTGCCACTGATGCTGGGTTCGCTCAGCGGGGTCTCACCAAGCCCGCAGACATCCTGAAGGTCCGTGAGTACCTGCTGCGTGAGGTTCCCGAGGGCAAGCGTCTGCAGATGGCTCAGCAGTTCGATGACACCATCTCGTACTTCAAGGGGCTTCCCCAGGGAGTGCGGATGAACGACAACTTCCGTCGTGCAGCATCGTTCGGCAGGACCATCACCCTCGCTGCCTCCGGTCTCTGGCAGGTTACGGAGTATGCCTCTATCATGGCTCGCTATGGTCTGGGGGCTACCACAGCTGCAATGCTTCGGCATGTGCCTGGTGCCCGCGAACTGTTCAAGCACAGCAATCGGTATGAGCTGGCCAAGGTTCTGTCTCAGCACAGTTCCTACAACGTGCGTATGCGTCCCTTCCTCAAGAAGTTCGAGGATGGTCATAGCATGGAGGCCCTCAATGGTATCGACCTGAAGCTGCAGCAGCTTGGAGACCTGGTGCCCTACGCCAACGGTATGAAGTTCATCCACCATCACCAAGCGGCGGTGGCTGGTGACCTGCTGTCCCGGCGACTGGAGCAGGCCATCACAGGCAACAAGAAGGCCCGTAGGATGCTGGAAGGGTATGGTATCCAGCCTGACCAGTGGGATGCCCTGAAGGCCCAGTACGAGCAGCATGGCATGCGCATTGACAACTGGGAGGACTCTGCCTGGGATCATGTGCGTTCCCCGCTGTACCGTGCCATGGATGAGGCTGTGTTGCAGTCTCGCCTAGGGGATTTGCCTACCTTCGCTGCATTCGACCCGGTAGGAAAGGCACTGTTCATGTACCGGAACTTTGTGCTGACTGCCCACAACAAGCTGCTCGCTGGTACTCTGGAGAGGCATGGTGCTGGTGCCCTGGGGCTCATGTTCCTGTACCAGTTCCCGTTGGCCTTGGCAGCTACACAAGCCCAAACAGCCCTCATGGGCAAGGAGGATGACAAGCCCATCGCTACCGCTGTTGCACAGATGGGCGCACTGGGTCTGCTGTCCGAACCGTTCAAGTGGATGACCGGCCAATCCAACTCCGTTGGTGCCCCCGTCCTCATCCCGTTCGACCGTGGGATCAAGGCTTTGCAGTCCGTGAAGTCTGGTGATCCCGCTGAGGTCGCTTCCCGCATGGGCGACCTTATCCCAGTGTATGCGGCAAACCCGGTCTTGAAGGCCATAGGAGCACGAGCACGTGAGTGATGTGACCTACGTGCGGGTCACTTCTAACGGCACCCTCAGCACCACGACGGTGCCGTTTGATGTTCCCGACTACAACAAGTTCACCCCGTCTGGAGAGCGGGTCACTGGTATCTCCGTCCGGTATATCGGGGGTGCTGGCCCCTCTTGGTCATTCGACCCTGCCCGTAAGCTGGTGATGTTCAGCCCGCCAGTCCCCTCCGGGGTGACTGTTCAGATCAGTAGGCACACCAGCCTGGATCTGCAGTACAACTTCGTGTCAGGGGCTCGCTGGTCTGCTGGCAACCTGTGGGCAGACCTGCAGCAGCTCCTTCGAATCTCGGAGGAAGCTCGGGGACTTGCCTCTGCAGGCATCTTCGGCAACCTGGACATGCAGGGGTATCGGATCCAGGGGTTACCTACACCTGTACAGGGTGATGAGCCCGTCACGATTGATTACCTGAATCGGTGGTACGTTGACAAGTCCAACGGGGCGGCGATTCAGGAACTCCAATATCTGACCCAGAACCTCAGTAATCAGATAGCAGGTATCCAGCAGCGACTGTCCCAGGCTGGGCGAGGCTTCTCAGTCACGAAGTCGCAGTGGGACGGCCTGGTAGGTGTCGTGACTGGCCACTCCCACGATCTCGACGACCTCGCTAGGATTGTCCGTAACCTGTCCCTCGGTGGTGGTGGCGGCGGTGGTGGATCGACTCCAAACTTCACCTACGGTGCTGGTCTTTCTGACTGGACTTGGGAGACGGTCACGGATGGTGTGCTGCGGCTCCGCTTCAAGTCCGGAACTAACCCGAATGCTGGTTTCCGGCTGCTGTTGGGCAACTCCTTCCAGTTCAGCGAAGGAGCTTTCCGACTGAACAGCCCAAACGAGGTTGTTCGCTCCGCAGACCTCCAGCCGAAGTTCAACGAGTACTCCGCAGGCATCACTGCCCGCCTGTCTGACCTGTCAGATCGTGTAGCATCCCTGGAAGCTGGCGGCGGTGGGGGCGGTGGGGGCTTCGACACCAATGCCGCAGAGATCGATCTGTCTGGTACCCAGCTCAAGGTGGACTCCCCCTCCGAGGATGAGCATGCCGTAAACCTGAGGCACCTGGAGACTCGCCTGAAGCGAGTCGTTACGTTGATAGACGAGCGGATTGCCGCAAACACTGCAGCTATCCGTATCGAGACCAAGGATCGTCTGGATGCCCTCCGTGCTGGTGGGTTCACTCCCAGCCCCTCTCCCCAACCCCAGCCTCAACCACTTCCGCAACCCTCCCCTGGAGGTAGCTCCTCGTCTGCGGTGGTGTTCGGTGTAAGTGTCCGGAACCGTACTGTGGAGCGGTACTCCTCCGGAACCTCTCGTCCCACTGTGGGTCAGAGTCCGAACGGAACCAGCATCTTCTTCCCCTTCCCGCTCAACGGGATGTGGGAGATCCGTGTCCAGTCCAAAGGCGGTCGGGCCGTTACCGAGAGCTTCGTTGGCTCCGGTAGTTCGGTGTCCTCTGCTTGGGGCGAGTACACGGTGTTTACTGTCTCGGGATACACTGGGATCAGCATCACTGTTCCTCCGAGCATGACGGCTACCCAGACGTACTCCCTCTCTGCAATCTTCATCGGACAACCGCTATGACCATGTTCCCGTCAGAGGCCCCTCAGAGCCTTCTGATGGGGCCAGAGGACCCTGCAAAGCAGCTCCCTGCCCCCACCACCTACAAGTACCTGGAAGCGTCTCCTGCGGCCGTTTACGGGTCTCCTATTGTCCGTGTCACCGATAACGTCAAGTGGGTGGCGGAAGGCAAGAAGCGTCGGCGGAACGACTACTCCCGTCGGCAGGCCTTCAACTCGGACAACACCCTGTACCTGATGTACCAGTCCGACGGGTACTGGTATGTACACGACGCAACCACCGGGGCTCAGGTTGGTGATTACCTCCCTGGCCTCGCTGGTGATGCTGAGCCTATCTGGTCCACCACTGACCCCAATACCCTATGGTACATCCCGAACAATGGGTGGGGCATGCAGCTCCATCAACTGAACGTGTCAACTCGGACCACTGTGCGCACCTGGGATCTGGCTTCACGCATCCAGGCAATCTGGCCCTCTGCCCAGATCTGCTCAACGAAGTCGGAGGGAGCCCCTTCTCTCGACGGTCGATACTGGTGCTGGCAAGTTGAGACCGCCAGCTTCACCATCCTGGGTGTAATCACCTTCGATGCTCTGGAAGACCGTATCCTGGGCCACATCGACTGTGGGCCTACGGAGCGTCCTGACCACACCAGCATGTCCCCGACTGGACAATGGGCAGTGGTCTCCTGGGCAGGCCAGGACCACTTGGGCACTCGTGCCTACACCCAGGACATGAAGTCACCACACCCTGCCAGCCAGGAAGGCCTGCCGTACATCACGCTGCACAAGCAGTCTGAACACTCGGACATGGCTCTCCTGCCCAATGGGGATGACGCCTTCGTCTTCGTGGACTACCAGTCCCCCAATGGCGACCTGGTGTTTATCAACATGAAGACTGGCGTCCGTACTCCTCTGCTGGCCCTCTATCACAACGGCTCAGGTACCGCCTACCACGTCTCAGGACGCTGCTACCGGGCTCCTGGCTACGCTGTGGTGAGTACCTATGGAGAGTACAAGGATCGCAACCCAGATGGCCCACGGTTGCGTAACGCTCCTGAGATGAGGTGGTACCACCGGAAGATCTTCGTGGTCTCTCTGGAGGCCAATCCGAAGTTCTGGGAGGTGTGCTTTGCTGACTCGGACTACCAGAAAGCCTGGGGCACCAACGCATATTGGGCAGAACCCCATGCCACTGTGAACGCGGATCTGACTCGGATCCTGTTCAACTCGGTACAGGGTGGATCGAACTGGGAAGATGTTGAGACCTACATGGTTGCTCTGCATCCCGAAGCCATTCGGAGGTCAGTTCTACCCCGACCCCCAGCCCCCAATCCCAACCCTGGACCAGCCCCTCAACCTCGACCCCAACCCCAACCCGGACCCAATCCCAGCCCCAACCCAGGAGGATCAGTGGGTAACATTCTCGTCATTACTCCTACGGACGGTATCTGGTCTGCTGAAACCCAACAGAAAATCCGCTCCACCGTCCTCGGTGACACTATCCGTCTCGTCGGAGAATTCGAGCTTAACGATCAGTTTCAAATCCTCGGCGGTGCTCAGCACCTCGACCTGAGAAAGGCCAAGATCAAGGTCAAGGCCCCAGTGGGTAAGACTGCCTGCTTCCTCATCCGGAACATCAATGAAGACTTCCGGGTGACCGGTGGGGAGATCACCTACGAGTGGGTGAATGGAGCCTCCCACGCTGGCGGTGTGCTGTACTTTATCGACTGCAAACGCTTCAGCGTCAGCGGTACGAAGATCAAAGGTGTAAAGGGTCTGCACGGCATCTTTGTGGATGCTCGAAACGCCACGTGCAGCCCTCGTATCCAGAACTGCACCATCGAGTTCGCTGACTCCTCGTATCGGACTTCCCACCACAACGCCATCTGGCTCACGTCGTCTCTGTCGTTCGCCGCGGGGACCAACAACTCCCGTGACTCTGCCAAGGCCAAGGTGATGCCTCGGCCCTACGACTCGTCCCGCATCCAGGACATCCGTCTGCTGGAGAACGAGTGCCGTGGTGGCTACTACGGTATCGGCTGCTCCGGCAACGTCTGGGGTGAAGTCCGGGGCAACAAGGTCATCGACAACGAGCGTGGCATGTCTTTCCAGGACTCCTGTGAAGACCTGCAGATCCATTGGAACCACATTCTGGCCAACCGTTCGGCAGGTATCCACCTGGCTTACGGTACCCACGATTGTGTGGTGGAGTACAACCGTGTTGAAGGTCTGCTGAACAACAACGGAGAGGCTCTCATCCAGGCCTACGTTGGCACCTACAACAACACCATCCGCTTCAACAGCCTGTCCACCCTCGGTGCACCTACGCATGCCTTCCAGGGCTCCCTAGGCGGCTTGCTGAGGATTGAAGGCTGTACCGTTCGTGTGCAGAGGGTGGAGAAGGCTATGGTGGCTGCAGAGAAGTCCTGGGACTCGTCCCTGCAGCAAGGGTGGCACTCTAGGGCCAATGCTCCTGCTGTCGAGGCTGATGGCCTGGAGCAGGATCTGGACAACGTGGTGCAGGTTAATGACTGTGTGTTCTCCTCGGAGACTGTCGGCCAGACCTTCGCCATTGCCTCTGATGTCAAGGGTGGTGCGTCCCGTCGTGTTTCCTTGAAGGTGGAAGACACTCAGGTCAGCGTCCCTGGTACCCCCGTGGACCTGACTGTGGGCTCTGGTACCCCGCCTACCCTCGAAGTGGAGATCCCTCAGATTTACGGAGATGAAGCCATTCCACAGTACAGCTCAACCAGCCGTACAGGCAACCGCTTCGTGTCTGATGCCAAGATCCTACAGGAGAAGTACGGCTTTGCTGCTCCCAACTCTGGTGGTGGCAGTCCTGGCGGCGGCGGTACTCCACAACCTCCTGCTCCTCCCCCTGGTCAGCCTACTCCGCCTGTAGACATAGCCGGAACCCTGGAAGAGGGCACTGCCACCAAGCAGCTCGTGGTCTTCATCACTCGGCCTACTGGCCCCGCTGTAGCCCAGTACGGGGACTGGATCGCCTTCATGGAGATGCACAATGGTGAAGTAACTACCTGGCCCGAATCCGTGGATATCCCGCTGTGGTCTGGCAAGCGTGGTTTCCCCGCTGTCATCCTCCCCATGAACGGCCCCATCCAATCTGACTTCAAGTACCTTCGTCGTACCTACGTCGAGCTGGATGGTGGTCCTGGGTACCTCGGTCAGCACCAAGGCATCAAGGGTGTGCAGTGGTACGCTCGCGGTGCGGGTATGCAGATTGCCAACGAGAACGTCACCCAGGTGAAGACTGCCACCGGCTGGGAGCCTATCCGTATCGAGGAGAATCCCAAGACCTTCGTGAGTACAGTCGGCGAGGCCGCTCCGTCTGGTGTGGCCACCTTCGTGTGGGTGAAGGGTGTCGGCACGAACCTGACCTGTCAGTTCGTTACCGTGATGGGTGGTAAGCCTGTCGCCAACCCTGACAGCCAAGCTTTCCGGGACACGATCACCATCGCCACCACCAAGGGCTTCCCTGCCATCGTCTGGCCTGGCTCTCGCTTGCCTGCTGATGGGAACTTCCGGAACCTGACTCGCAGCTACATCACTGTGCCTGCCGCAGCTTCTGGCAAGACGGGCGACTTCCAGGTGGCTCCCTCTGCACTGGCCAATGCCAACAAGGCCAAGCTGGTGATTGGAGAAGGCCAGTCTGGGGATCTGCAGGATGCGGCTGTGTCTGAGTGGTTTGGTTCTCCCGGTGCTGCCATCCCGCAACCCCAGCCTGGTAATCCGGGTGGTGGTGGTGGTGGTGGTGCGGTAGCAGGCTCCAACAGGGAGTTCCTTGAGAAGATGTTCGCCTCCATGGCTCGCCGGAACGACATCTACTACCCAGGTTGGGGTAGTGCCAACAACGGTTCAGGTGGTTCTGCACAGCAGCGGGGCGGTGCCTTGACCATGGGTCCGGCATTCCGAGTGACTCGCATCTCCCGGAACTCCGCACTCTATCAAGGCACTGGGGGTAAAGGCCCTGGCTGGCACTTCGACGGATCCTACACGGATGGGGACCTGGCCCGTATCGGGAACCAGATGTGCTCTACCTTGCAGCTTTGGTACTGCTTGGTGCCCGGCCCCTCCGGTGGTAACCGTACCCGAGTCCAGCTTCGCGCTGGTGCCGTGTACGTGCTGGAGGAAGGCTCTTCCGTCTGGAAGGTGATGTTCCGTGCTCCGAACATGTTTGGTTGGTGTCAGAGCCAGGGCCCGTCGATGAACCCCAACGGTGGTGACAAGTACGACGACATCCGACAGGATCCTCTGAGCTCCAATGGCGGTTACTCCAATGGTGTGGCCTGGATTGAGATGCCTACCAGTACCAAGCGGAACTGCCACGGTGGCTTTGGGGACTGGGACATCTATGGTGGCCAACAGGTAGACAAGTCCATCAACTACGACAAGGTGATTGGCATCATAGGCACCATGGAGGCTCGCCTGGCCCCTGGGTATGAGGACCGTGAGGTCGCTATCCAGGTTGGCTTCGATCCGAAGTGGCCACAGAAGCCTTCCTCGTCTTGGTTCCCTGGCTTTGTCGTCTCCAAGCTCCAGAAGCTCTCTGGGGAGTGGCAGACCGTAGGTGTGACCAATACGGACAATGCCTGGGACTCGGAGCGTGGGGGTATCTCCATCAACCGTAACCAACTGCTGGCCACTACGGTGCCCGGCTATCGTTAAGGAGTAAGCTATGAGTGACCCCCTGAAGGGCATGACGCCTGAGCAGCGTGATGTCCTTCTGCGGGGCCTCCTCGACAAGCTGCAGATCCTGCAGGTCGAGGGGGCCATCGCATCGTTTGAGAGCTGTCTGCACCCTCCTGATGGTGGAGACCCTCTCCCTATCGACGCTGCCACGCTGAGTGCCACTACGTCGATCCTGAAGCTCCATGGTGCCCACCTGGGCAGCACTGCTGTGGATGATCCTCTGGGTGATCTGAAGACTGACCTGTCTGGTACGGGGGTCGATCTCGATCCCAAGGCCATGCAGGAAGCTCTGAAAGCAACTCTTGAGAATCTGACACTGCAATGAACAAGCCCCGCCAGTACACCGACGCCCAACGCAAGTACGCTGCTGCCATGGTCAAGGCTGCCTTCCCGGAGTTCGAGAAGTTCGCCGAGTACATGGCAAAGCTGCACATCCCGGGCTTCCAGAAGCTCACGAAGATGCAGCGTCGCATGTGTCGCTTTCTTCAGTATGGTCCCCGTGTCCGTATGGTGGGTGCCCAGCGTGGTGAAGGCAAGACCTACATCACTGCCTGGTACGTGAACTGGCGGCACATCCAGGATGGCTCTGAGGCTATCCTCGTGGTATCCTCAGTGCAGAAGATGGCTGACGACATCGGTCGGCTGATCATCAACAATATCCGGTACACCCCGATCCTACACTACATGCTGCCTGCTGGTTCCAAAGGGGCAGCAGACGGTGCGAACCAGTTCGACCTGCATCCAGTCCTGAAGGGCCACCAGAAGGACCATAGCGTCGTTACTGTACCCATCGGGGGTACCCTGCCCGGTCGTCGTCCCAGCATCATCATCGCTGACGACATTGAGTCAAACAAGAACTCCGAGACTGCTGTGAAACGTGAGACCCTCGTCCGGTCTACTCTGGAGTTCTCCCGCATGAACGTCGAGGGAGACATCATCTATCTCGGCACCATGCAGAACAAGGACAGCGTGTACACTGGGCTCCCTGCCCGTGGTGTCACTGTCCGCCTGATGCCTGGTCGTTACCCTGCCCTCGGTGAGGATAAGTACGGTCCTCTGCTGGATCCTGATATCCGCGCAGAGATGGAGGCAGACCCCTCCCTACGCACTGGTGGTGGCCTCCTGGGGAACCTGGGCAAGCCTACTGACCCTGAGCGGTACGATGAGGAAGCTCTCCGTGAGAAGGAGCTGGACAACGGCCCTGAAGGCTTTGCCCTGCACTACCTGCTGGACACGTCCCTCTCTGATGCTCTGAAGTTCCAACTGAAGACCCGAGATCTGATGCTCCTAGATTGCCCTCAGGACCGCATACCGCTCGACGTGATGTGGTTTGGAGATCGAGAGCATCAGGTCACTCTGGATGCCTCCCTGGGGCTCCAGGCTGCCTACATCCAGGAAGCCATGGTCGTCGATGGCTTCGGTTTTGAGCCTCCCAAGGGTATCTGGTGTGCTATTGACCCTGCTGGTCAAGGTGGTGACGAGACCGTCCTCCTGGCTGGCTGTGCCGTTGGCAGGACCATACACATCCTGGACATGGATGCCTTTCGTGGAGGGCTTGGCCCAGACACGTCTGACCGGATCCTGCAGTTCTTCCGTCGTAACAAGGTGGAGTTCATCTACGTTGAGAAGAACATGGGCCATGGTCTCTTCGGCCTAGGTCTACGGAACCTGCTGCAAGGTACTGACCAGGAACACCTGGCTGCCTGCATCACAGAGGAGTACAGCACAGGTCAGAAGGAACGTCGGATCATCGAGACTCTCCGTCCTCTGCTGGAGCGTCACAGGATCTGTATCCATCGTCGAGTCCTCGACCAGGACATGAAGCTCCTCCTGGTATACGGTATCCAGGAGCGTCGGGTGTTCAGCCTGATGTACCAGCTTACGAACATTACCGTCGATAGAGGGTCGCTCCTACATGATGACAGGCTGGATGCCCTGGCCATGCTTGTAAGCCGACTCGCCCCCGCAGTCATGAACGATCCTCTCAAGCAGGTGGAGGAGGCTGAAGAAGCCAAGATTCGGGATTGGCTGGAGAACCCATTGGGTATGCCATGGATAGAACATCAAACGCCGCAACAGCTTCAGCATATGGAATGGGACTGGTGACGGCTATCTTCGGAGGTATGACCGTGCAGGATGTAGCCCTGTGGATCGGTATCCTGTGTACACTCGGCACCTTCATCGTCAACAGTTACTACAAGTGGAAGGAGGATAAACGTGCAGAAGCCCGGGACAAACGTCAAAGCTCTGGTCTCGTCGGCCCTGCTGGCAGGTGCAGTCTACCTAGCGCCCCACATGCAGATGTCTCAGAAGGGATTGGATGATCTAAAGAGGCACGAGGGCCTGTCCCTGGTTCCCTACAAGGACCAGGCAGGTGTCCTCACCGTCTGCTACGGGGACACCAAGGACGTACACCCCCACCGTGTGTACTCCATGAAGGAATGCAATACCCGTCTCAAAGAGGCCGTAGAGGCCCATACAGCCCCTATCGGAAAGTACGTGGCCGTTCCCCTCACCCAGGGTCAGTACGATGCCCTAGGGGACTTCATCTACCAGTTCGGAGAGGCGAAGTTCCGGGACAGTACCCTCCTCAAGCGTCTCAACCGCTGGGACTGCTGGGGAGCTACTGAAGCCTTCATGGACTGGGTGAACGTCAACGGAGCCCCCAACCGTGGGGTGACTACCCGCAGGATCCACAACGTCCGCCTCTTTGCCCAAGGGTGTGCGGTCTGGGAGCAGTACGGACTTGGGCCAGCACTTAACACTGAAGGTACGATCGAATGAGCTTCTCGTTCAACGGGTTCCGCATCCTCCCCGGCAAGGGACTCATAGCCGGCATCATCGTCATCCTGGTACTGGGCATAGGGCTTGCAGGGTCGCTCTCCATGGCCTTGAAGACCCGGGATAAGGTGATTGCCCTAGAACAAGTCCTGAAGGCCTCAGAAGCCCGTATAGAGGCTCTGAAGGGCATTGTTGAAACACAGCGAGCAGCAGCCTATGCTGCTGCTGCTACTGCTGCCAAAACTCAAGGGGAGCTATCTCGTGCTCAGAACCGTATCCGCCAGGCTGGCTCTGCTGTCCCTGCTGTCCCTGACCGGGTGCGGGCTGTTCGGGATCAGGCCCAGCGAGAGCTTGAACAACTCCGGTCCCGTGGCCCCTCCTCCAATCTGTCTGGTGGAGCCCGATGACCTTCCTGTAATCAGCACCTACGACGATGTGCCTGGTCTGGTGGCCTACGCTGCCGATCAGGCATTGTCACGTCTGCATTGCAAATTCGCCCTGGAGGCACAGTATGCAACTCGGAACAACCAGGGCAGACAGCCCTGAGTTCTCAACCCTATATGGCCCGGGGCATCAGGTCATGTGGGCTCTTGCCAATACCACCATCGGTCGTGGAGGGATGCAGGTATCCTTCCGTTTCCGTGCTCAGACGGGAGGCCAGATGCAAGCCTTCCGTGTGTACCTTCAAGGGGGCTCTGGGTACTCCGCTGGGGATGGCGGTATCCTCCGCTTCAGCATCCGACGAGACAATGGCTCTGGTCAGCCAGGAGATAGGGTACTCGGCTCAGCCACGTACAAGCCTCCTGGTAACGCCCTGAATGCTGCCACCTTCCCTCGCATCGAACTCTCTGCTCCTCTGGTGAAGGATGAGGTGTACCACCTGATGCAGGAGAACATCCACGGTAACCCCAGCGGGAACTTCATCAGTACGAACAATGCCCAGATCTACAAGTCAGCAGGCCATCCCCATCGTTGGCTCTCTGGTCGAGATTGGGCTACCCTGTACCGCGGCAATGCTGGATCCGCCTGGGTAGAAGGAACCGTCAACGGGGACGCTGTGAAGTACTGGTCTCCCATCCTGGAGATCTATACTACTGGTGGATCCTTCGGGTACTCCAGCATGGAAGGTGGTTCTGTACAGGTCCGGGGCAACAGGGCACTCTCTCCTACCCTGTACAACTACAACCAACCTATCCGTGAACTCTTCACCCCACATCACAGTATCACCGTAGAGGGATTCTCCTTCCGGTATAGCACGGACATCGATGACCATTACCTCGACTGGGAGTTCGGTACCCAGAAAGGCACCATATGGACTCCGTGGAAGAACAGCACTACTCAACAGGTCGGTAGTAATACCATCGCTGGGGGTACCTGGGTAGACGTTGAGTTCAAGGAGCCAGTGAGTGTTAATGCCGGTAGAGTAATACCATTAACATTTACTCCCAGGAATGGTAATATACTGGTCTCCGATATTCGTACAGGCACGAGTTTTGGATTTACTACCTGGACAGAATCAATTGGTCAGCGGTATTTAAACGGTCAGTGGATTAAATGGAACCATAACCACCATAATGCTGCTGGGTCCGACGGCTCCTGGCCAGTGATGCTCCATCTGAAGGGCTGACCTCATAGAGGCCCAGGAGCCTCTGAGAGCCCTCAGCAAGGGAATCACCCTAGGAAGAGCCAAGAACGCCTCCTAGGGGCCTTCTGGAGCCTCCTGGAGGCATTCCTGGTGGATTCAGTCAGTGTGCTCTGCAGTCTAGTGGGTACGGATGCTCAATTCTTAGGCAGATAGACCTCCTGAGTCCTGAGTATCGGGTACATCATGCCCACCACCTCGGGTCCCTGCGAGTAGTATGCACACCTTGAAAATGGGGTTATAGTTTTTTATACCTACCTCGACCCTTACCGCGCTTTTCCCCCCGTAGGGTACCTTTATGTTTATTTATTGGTTAGTCGTGTACGCTTATTATCCACGAGTACACATAACGAGTACCTGTGGACGCATGCCAATACCTTAACGGTATACCTATAGGAATCGAAGATTCATAGTGTTGAATCCAATGGAGGATTAGTAGACGATAGGTAGGAATACTATGGTTATCCTATGACGGATAGAGTGTAGATAGATAGATAACCTATCTACTCTTCCTTTGCTTATAGACTGTAGATAGATAGATAGCTATTACCCTTTGGATAGCTCTAGCTGATCTATAGGTAGTACACAGATAGCTATAGGTAGATAGACCATAGTACCTATAGCTCTATAGGTATCTATCTATAGGTAGACCATAGGTATGTAGTAGATAGACTGTAGGGTCTAGAGACCCTACATAGGTACCTATGGAGACACTCTAGATACCTATAGATACCTATATGTATGGATGAAGTATGTTAGTGACACTAACTTTAGTCTGGATAAGCGTTATAGATCAACGACTTATCTAGGATTAGGTACCTTACTACTACTACTACTCTAGGGTAGTACAGGATGGTAGTAGTCCTGGATAGGCTAGGTAGGGTAGTCGTGTAACCATCGTTAACACTTAGGGGTTGACAAGCGTTCTGGTAGGGGTAGAATGCCAACCATCGACAGGACGGAAGCACTACCCAGTGATGAAATCCTAAGGATCAAGGAAGGGTTGACAAGCTCTTCAAAACGATCTAAGATGTAGTCCAGAGTTTGGAGAAACAAATGACCACAGCATATGATCCGAAAAACAGAGCTTGGCTTCTTCCTCAAGACGTGTATAAGTCAATGACACGTGCAGAACGAATGAAGCACCGTAGGAAAGCGGTTAAACTGGTGGAAAGGAAGTTCAAAAAGATTCAAGGTGTGATGGAGCATGGAATGGCAGTCGATAAACATCGCATCATGGATCAGTGGACAAACAGAGAGCCTGTCGGCTCTTGTCGAGTGCCAGACAAACGACGGTACAAATGGGAGAACGTAGGATTCACGACACAAGGGGTTGACACAGAAAACAAAGCATGAGAGCATACAGATAACGACGGATGATCAGCGGTAGCGCCTACACAGTGGACGCTACCACGGATTAACTCCGGGGTCGGCTCAGAACCCAAATGGTAGCGGGTTGCGTCTGCGAAGAGTGGTAGCAACCAAGCGTCTGATGAGCGGCAGACACCATGCCCGGCAGCTAACAGACCGTTAGCGCTGGTAGTCCCTGAAACATGGGAAGGCCAGAACGAAAATGGTGGCGGTAAGCACCTAGTAACCGTGTAACATAGGGTGTATGGCAAAGACAGGTCCGCAGTATTGACCTGACACGGCTGTCAGCTAAGGGGTGTAACCCCGAGACCGTGGAGAGCATCCGCTGACCCTGCCGGACCCATAGGGTCTACGTGGGACCATCAGCGGGATGCCAAGAGTACCTATGCTCGGGTATGGGTACTCCTGGCATCCACGAGGATGCGCTAGGAATGGCCCTAGGAAGCCACAAAAAGGCCCTAGGGGCGTTTCAAGCCCTTGGGTAGGGTGATTCCCTTACCCTACCCGTCAAATCGATTCTAAGGCCTTCTAAGGCTTGTGAGAACATCATGGAGCTGATCCGCACTCTCCCCGAACTGAACAAAGCCATTGCCAAGATCAAAGTGGCTGGCAAGAAACTTGATGACACTGTGCAGATGGTGGGCCTGTCTTGTCTGCAGTACGCAGAAGAGCATGGCCAAGTGACCCCGGCTTCTGACCTGTTCAAAGCCCTGCCCAAGGGTGCTCGTCGGAATGCTTTGGCTGAATGGATGGTCGCCTACGGCAAGATCAGTGTGAAGACAACAGCGGAGATTGCCGCGTGGGCAGCAGAGAAAGGCAAAGACAAGTCGGAAGCCCCTGTGTTTAACTACAACAAGGACAAGAAAACTGACCTTGCCGAAGCAGAAGCCAAGCCGTGGTATGAATTCCGGCCTGAACGCCTCGTTCAGGAAGTTTTCGATGCTCAGCAGGCGGCACAAGCCCTGCTGAAACGGATCCAGAAGGCCAAGACACAAGCGGCAGAAGGCACGCTCAAGGTCGAACATGAGAAGGAAGCCGCTGATACTTGCCTCATGATCCTCGATGCCCTGGGCTTCGACGTGAAGGCCGAGTAACCACGCACTGGGGTGAATGATCATGGATCCGTTTGCACTCATCTTCTGGGTTGTCGTGATAGCCATGGGGATAGGGGCGAAACTCCTTATCCTGTACTGGATCTACCTAGCCCTGTGCAAGGTGGGTAGTGCAATCAAAGTACTGTGCGTCGGTGCCCTTGATGCATTCAGGAAGCCACGAACTGTGCACGTAATTCACCACTTCCACACGGAGAGTTAATCATGTGGTACATCGTCGGTGTAGCCTTATGGGCGCTGTTGGTTCTCACAATCATCACCCTCCTGCAAATCAATCCTGCCGAGGAGTGACAAAAGCCCGCTGCAATGGTGTGGCGGGCTTAACCTATTGGAGAATACAATGAACCCGATTAAAGAAATCCTGAACCTTGGTGTTGGTGAAACCCTCACTATGGGCATCGCGTGCCGTGGTGGGCGCAATCGCAAGCTCACGGCACATCGGCCCGATGAAAGTCTGTTCATTCAATTCCATCTGGACACTACGCCGGCCCTGCTGCTGAATGCGCTGCACGATGGCCAGCGCCACGGCTTCAATGGTGTGGAGAACCTAGGGCTCAAAACCCTGCCTTCGTATATCACGGCGGCCGTGTTTTCGGCAATGGTTGTCTCTGGCGTAGAAGGTGAAGAGGCGGAAGAGGTTCTGCTGGAATGGCGGCGTACCTATATCCGGGAAATGCTTAAGACTCCGGACAGTCTGCGGGAGGTGCTGGCGCGTGTGTTCGGCAATGACTAAGGGGGGAATGACATGACGGCTATCGGCTTCCCCGTTCTGCAAATATTCGGCGTGTGGGTTCTCTCATGCACCATCCTGCTGCTGGTGCAGTACATGAATTCCCGTAAACGGTCCAAAGGCTGGGCCATCTCGGAGACCGACCATGATTAATGAATCTATGCTGATTACCCTGCTTTCCCCCGAGTATGAAAACAGGGTGGGCAGGATCCATACAACGGGTACTGCTACCGATGGTAGCGGCGCAAAGAAAGAGATTGACATTCGCTGGGCACGTAGCAAGGCAGGTAGCTCCCTCGTGTTCTGGTTGCCCACCATGGATCAGGACACGATTGATTCTCGTGTGGCTGTGCAGCGCGCAAGCTGGGAGCTGAAGAAGGCTGCCATCCGTGGTACGGAGAAGGAAAAGGACATGGCCATCCTCGAAGCGAAGGAAGCCATACTGAACCTGGGTTCCATCCTGCTGCTGTCCAACATCGACGAGGACAATGCACGGCTCGTGTGCATCACCCTGTTCTCAGCATGGCTGGCCCACCATATGTTCGGCGCCGGTGCCGCAGGAGAAGAGTAATGGATATCCTGACCATGGCAACCAACGGCATGCTCTTTGGCTTCGGCCTGTGGGCATCCTTCCTTATTCTCGGCGGTATCGCCATCCTGATCTATCTGCTGGGCAATGCTGTCCAGGAATATGTGGAGAAGCAATGATGCGACTCATCGAACCCAAATCCCTGAAGGAAGGCATGACGATTGCCTTCAGCACGTGGCACTACACTCGCCCTGTCCGAGGGCGTGTACTCGCAATCGAACCCTGGGCCTCTCATCCGGTGAAGGTCCAATCCCCTGCGTTCGGCATCGCCCGGTTCAAGCAAACTGAATTCCTGTCGCTGGAGGCAGTGTGAAGCAGAAGGACATCTTGGTGTATGTCCTGGGTGAAACGGAGCGCGATTGGAAAGTGTGCTACACCGAGTCTGCCCACGTACACCAGGCAGCAGCCATGCGGAAGATCGTAAAGCTGCTGGAGAAGGACCCCACTACACGTATCGATGTATTCGATTACAGGTTGTGTGGGTTCCCACTGCTGCGCCTGGGTAAGCGGTCACCACTTACCAACGGTCGCCGGGCTTGGGCCTATGGCAAGTACTGGCACAAGGCGCTTCTCAACAAGATCCGCAAATTCTACCCAACCATCGAAGGAGTCGATGATGAGTAAATCCAATCCTGAGCTGAAGAGTGAGTACAGTATCATCAGCCGCTTGCGCGAACGTGCTGTGCAAGGTCTCCCTCAACCTGTAGATTCCAAGTTCATCGTGGAGCTGCTGGTTGGAGACATGTTGCAGGTGAGACTGCGCGATGACCCGGCATGGTTCTGTGTGGTGGATGACAATACCCGGGGCATGACCGAGGCGGCACTGCTGCTACACTACGCACCCTCCTCGCTGGATGCAGCCCGCACAGCCGTGCGCTGGGCACTGCGTGAAGGTGGATCCGATGGTTTGCCGATTCACCGCCGTGTGGTCGAACTCCTGCAGGAAGAGAACGAGGGCAGCCTGCTGCCTGTGCTGCGGAGCATCCAGCTTGCCCGTGCATCCGACTCCGTGCTGAAGGTCACGTGGCAGGCACAAGACGGCTCCGAGACTGTGCGCTGGTTCGATGCACGCGAACTCACGAAGCTGTCTGATGATGCGCTGGTGACGGTGTTCTGCACTGGCAATCTCTCCGATGGCGAACGTCGAGCCGATGAGCCTACCTACACACGCTGGCAGTACCTGAAGGCTGCATTTACCGGGGGGCTGGAATGAGGCCGCAACCTGTTGTGTATGGGCGCCATGGGTGCGTCCAATGCAAGATGACCCTGCAGGCCCTCAAGGCCAAGGGGTTCCATCCCGACTACTGCGACATCGATGAGTGGCCCGAGGTGGTCATCGAGATGCGCAACCGAGGCATGAAAGAGCTACCATTCGTGCGGTACGGCAAGACCGTATGGATTGGCTTCCGACCCGACCTCATTGAGAAGTTGAAAAGGTGAGTACCGAAACCAAAAAAAAAAACAGCAACTGAAGTGGCTGCTGAATGCGTAGGAGAAGAATCCGGGGGACAACCTCGCCTCCGGCCTGGCGCGGGTGATGAAGGCCTACGGGCACGACGCAGACAGCATGGCAGGTCTGGAAACCTACATGGATGCGGGCGAGGACCACAAGATCCTCGTGATCAATGTCGGGGATACACAGTTCCTCTTCCAAGCGCACATGTACCTCCCGGACCAAGCTGAACGCCTCCTCGCTGACATCGACTACACCATCCGAAACTACTACTGAATCAAGGAACAACCATGAATGCACAACGCATCGCCTCTGCTCTGACCGTCGCCCTCGGCGCCTTCCTGCTGCAGCCCATCGAGTCGTTCGCCACGAACACGCCGGGTGCTGACTGCGTGGGCCACCAGGCATGCCAGACCAACAGCAACAACACCACCCAGCGCCAGCAGCAGGCCCAGGGCCAGTCTCAAGCGTCGCACTCGCAATCCCACGGCGGTGACGCGAACGTCTCCTCCTACATCGCGCCACACACCAGCCTGGCCACCGGCGGGTACGTGTACAACAACCGCACCCTGTCGATCACCCCTGTGCAGGCCATTGCCCCTGCTGTGGTGGCGCCCTCCGCCTTCGTCGCTACGGTGGTGGACCCCATGTGCGGGCCTCGCCAGCGTATCGCCACGCAGGACGTGCATGGCGTCATCATCGGTGTATTCAGTGATACGGCTGTCAAGCTGGGTGAGGACATGTGGCTGGAACCTGCTGATGAGCCGTACCGCACTGTTGAGATCATGCCTGGCCTGAAGCAACTGTTGGGCCACAAGGTCCGAGAGACCACTTCCGTCATCACCACCAGTGCCTCGGGCGCCTTCGCCTTCGGCGCCAACGGCAGCCGTGGTGCAGGCGGCAGCATCGGCGGTGCCTCGGGTGGGGCCATGCAACGCATGGTGACGACCATCCGGCTGCAGGAATGCGTCTATGGGACGATTGATGAGCGCCCCAAGGCAATCCCTTCACCCGCCCCCAAGAAACGCCCTATGGCCCGTTCTCGCAAGCCTGTGGTCCATCGTAAACCCAACTGCTAGGGAGCAACCATGGTTCTGTATACGATCAGCTTCATTCTGATGCTGCCCATGGTGTTTTTCTTGGTTGTCCTGTTCGACTTGGATGTAAGTTGTGATGTGTGAGAATCAAGTTTATGCCTTCTTCGTGCTGATTCTGGCGGTGGTGGCTGCACTGGATATGATGGGCGCTCGCATCGGTGCGGTGCCTCCCTGCAGCGGAAGGTGCAGAGCTTGGGGAAAGTAATAGAAGAGCTCCGGGAGGACAATCAGCGGTACCAAGCTGTGGCGCAAGCGTACCGGTTCAATGCACAGCACGCGACTGAAGAGCTACAAGGACTACAAGAGAAAGTGAGGACATTGTGGTGCACACGTACACCCGTGCCGACCTGAAAAGCATCTCTGAAGATGTCAAGCTGACTCAATTCCTGCACGACATCTACAAGTGGGAGGATGACTACTCGATCTCCTATGCCTCTCGCAAGATCCTCTGGGAGAACAAGCTTTCGGGCAAGCCTCAGGATCAGAAGTGGCTGGACAAGTACCGTGCGGGAGCTGGGATCAGAAAGAAACCAAGACGTTCTACTTCGTGAGGAACTGACATGGATGAGTGGCTGAGGGTTGCTCAGTCACTCCCCGTAGGGCACTCAACGCGGATACGCCACGGGCACGAACTCAGGGATAACCTGGTGGTCTACAACAGACCGGACAAGTGGTCTGCCTGGTGCTTCCGTTGCAATCGGGGATGGACTGAACGCAAGACGCATGTAAAACAACTGGAGGTTAAAGTGGAACACAAGGACTGGAAGAAGCTGCCGGATGACCTGCAACATCCGCCTGAACACATCATGGCCGACCGGCTCTGGCGGTACGGTATCACCGAGTACCCCGCCCTGCAGATCTGCGGGTACTGGCCTCGGTATAGCCCCTCTGCTCAGCGCCTGTACCTGATCAGGGGTGATCAGTGGGAAGGTCGGACCACCAACAACGAAAGCACTGCCCCGAAGTGGGTGCATTCACACTCTTATTCAGAGTTCCGTGTTCATGGGCCTTCTGGCTGCCGTCCTCCGGCGCCCATCGTCATCGTCACTGAAGACGTGTTGTCGGCTGTGAAGTTCGCACAGGCCCTGCATGGCCATCGGGAGGCGCTGATCGTCAGCACTCACGGCACGGGTCTGCACAAGGAAGCCCTCCGGCTGCTGGTGCAGTACGACAACATCTACTTCGCTTACGACGGTGATGAGCCTGGCGAGCAGGCCTTCCGCACTGCCCGCAAGAAACTCTCTCCCTTCGGGATCACCATGTCCAAGCTGGCCATCCCTGAAGGACATGACCCCAAAGACCTGACCATCGAAACCCTTCGTTCCCTCATCCAGGAGTAACCACCATGAAAAGCATGAACGCCAACGACCGCCGTGTTGCTAAAGAATCCTTCGACGCCCTGTACCCGTACTCGGTGCAGCGCCTGGGGGATGACTGGGTGGTGTACAATCTGGCCAAGGAAGGCACTGAAGCCCCCTACGGCCGATTCAAGGACTCCAACGGGGCTTACAAGCTCGCGAATGCTCTGGCCAAGGGGGAGATCACCATGCGGCCTGCGAAGGGCTCTGGCAGCCTCTACGTGGCTCAGAAGGCCATCAACCTTGGACCTGTGGGGAACAAGCTGGCATGAGCTTCGAGCAGAATCTACTGCTCGCCCTGACTGATCGCCAGAAGTTCCGAGTGCTGTCGGAGGCCGTACCGCCTACGGTCTCCACTGAAACCAAGGTTCTCCTGAAGTGGTACAAGAAGTACTTCAAGGCCGTCCCCAGTGGCGCCAAGATGGACTTCGGTACGCTGAAGGAGCTGATCAAGGTCAAGAGCAAGGACAAGGAGGGTACGGACTTGCTCATCGCTTTGATCAACAAGCTGGAAGCTGCTGATCCAGACGAGGAAGCCTTGGCTGCAGTGGGCGAGCAACTCGCCGCCGAGGACTTGCGAGGGAAGATTGGTGCTGTACTCGCAAGGTACGACGACGATGAAGAAGTGGACCTGGCCTTCGAGTGCATGCAACTGGCTGATGCCACGCTGCGCAGCACGGGGAGGCAGTCCGCACACGAGTACGAGGATACTCCCATCGAGGAGCTTCTCGCGGAGATCGACAAGGATGAAGGCCTCAAGTTCCGACGTTGGCCCACGTTTTACCATGGGCTGGTGGGTATCATGCCTGGCATCAGTGTTGCTGTCGCGGCTCGACCAGACAAAGGCAAGTCCTCCCTCGTAGCATCGATTGCTACAGACTGGGCACCTCAGGCTGCCAAGCTGTGGGGAACCAAGCGTCCGATGCTCTGGCTGAACAACGAGGGTAAGGGCCGTCGATTGATCCCCAGGATCTATCAGGCTGCCCTTGGTGCCAGCACTGAGCAACTGATCAAGTGGAGCAACGACAAGTCTCTCCGCAAGCGGTACGAGCAGGCCATTGGCGCTCCCTATGACTTCATCAGGGTCAAGGACATGCACGGTGCCAAGATGGCTGAGATCGAGCGTGTGATCAGTGCTGTGCGTCCCAGCGTCGTGTTCGCGGACATGCTGTCTAACTTCCACATGGGCGGGCCTGTGGGCGCCAAACATGAGGAGGTCCAGCAGATCTGGGTCATGATGCGGGAGCTTGCAGCCAGGTATGACTTCGTGTCTGTCGGCACCATCCAGATCAGTCAGGAAGGGGCGAACATGCTGTACCCTCCCCAGTCGGCCTTGAAGGACTCCAAGACCGGCGTACAGGGTGCGGTGGACCTGCTGCTGATGGCAGGGAACTACGAGGCTGAGAACTCCGAGGTACGGGGCTTCAGCACGACCAAGAACAAGCTGCAGAAGAGTGGACACCCGACGTACCTGAAAGCGTCCGTCCACTTCGACTCGGCTATGTGTGAATTCACGGAGGTAGAATGAGCAAGGTACTCATGAAAGGCGTCTCGATCAAGCGAGGAGATGAACTCGGCTTCCCTGTGATTGCCGAGGAGAAGCTGGACGGTGTGCGCTGCCTCGTGCAGGTGCTGGGCAACCATGTGAACTACATCAGCTACGCTGGTAAGACCCTGCACAACCTGGATGACTACGATGAACTGTGGCTCCGTATCCGAGATGAGACAGACACAGCACTGTTCGACTGCGAGTTCATGTACCACGACTTCGACTGCACGTACAAGGTGGTCCGATCCAAGAAGCAACCAGAGTGGTTCCAACGGGAGTATGGTTGCTTCTACATCCTGGATAGCCCCACTCGGACTATGAGCTACCACTCGCACCAGAACTGGCTGCAGTCTATTGCCGACAGTGGGTACCCGACCATCCGGCGCCCCGACTCCCGTGTCTGCCATAACCTGGAGGAGGTGCAGGAAATGTTCCACCGCGTGGTGAATCGCGGCGGGGAGGGCCTAATGCTGAAGGATCCCACTGGCCAGTACTACCAAGGTGGTCGGGTCAAGGTCTGGGGCAAGCTGAAGCGACAGGAGACCATCGACGGGAAGATCATGTACCTGACCGAGGCCATCGACAAGCACGGTCAGCCCAAAGGTGAGGTCGGAAGCTTCACTGTGCGTTTTATGCTGGAAGGGGGTGGCGTATGGGGAACTGCGGATGCGTCGGCATCCAAGTTGACCCCCACTGAGCGTCGGGCCATGTGGGCCAATCGAGAGCAGTTCAAAGATAAGTGGTGTGAGGTGCAGTACATGCAGGTGGATCGTGCAGGTGGCCTTCGCCATCCTGTGTTTCTGCGTATTCGGGAGGACAAAGAATGAATTTCTATTACAGTGACTTTGAGCAAGACTCCAGTGTAAATGTGGTGACTGCGGGTATTAACTCAGGAAACGGTGGATACTTCGTGTGGGTGTCTTCTAGTAGCGGTGGTTACCAGGAGGTTGTCCCTATGCGACTTGATACCACCAAGATGGTGGTGAGGAACAGATCGACTCCTATGTGTCCAGACACAAACAAATTCTGAGGAATTTCGAAGCATGAGCAAGATTTCTAAAGAGCTGCACCTGTTTGTGGCGGAGCAATGGGTCCGGGGGAATGCACGAACCCCGATCACCCACTACTCCTGGTTCAACCCGAATGCTTGCTATGTGCAGGTAGGCAACGAGTTTGAATTCTTCTTGGGAGTTACTCCGCGGGGTGCCACCAAGATGCTCGAGGGAGCTGGATGGTTCAGTTCCGGTGCACAAGCAGCACAGGAGGTGCTTAAAGGCGCCAAGCCCGAGCAGGTGTTCGTGGGGCGGTCCAAAGCATATCCCGATGAAATTTACGTGAGTGCGGAAGAGACGCACAAGTGGAGTCGATCAGAGCACCTGAAGTACAAAAAGGGGCACTCCCCTATGCTATTCCTGCTGGCAGCGTACAGGAAGGCCAAGAAGCGCAGAGTGGAGACACGAGGAAATGGTATCGACGTCGCTAATGCGACCCGTGCTGGACAGCCTATCCGAGGTCACGCCAAGTCTGGTCTGAGTAATGCCCC